CCTTGTGTTAACCTTGCGCCCGGCGCGATGCCTTATATTAAAATCGATAGAGACCCTAACCTACAACGGACCGAATTCGAGAGAGAAATATATAAAGAGAAAAAAAAATCCACCCTATGTTTAAGTCCAAAAAGAATGGAACAAGAAATAAAACAAGTTGTAGTGGTAATGGAAGAACCGCCAAGCAAAAATCAGCCGCGGCAAAAAGAAGAGGTAAAAAGAAGAAATAAAAAAAATTCCTCTGAGGAAAAATGGACTGATTACCCTTTTGATTCTTGGAGTTTTTGGGCGTATATTTTTAGGACCCTTAGAAAAAAATTGCCTCCTAAAAATCGCCTATATAACAAAATTTCCCCCGATAAAAAATAGATGGTAGAGGATACAACATACCATATCTACGCAAAAGATAGAGTGTTATATTGCAATCTCTCCGAGGAAGATTTCGAAGAAAAGTGGGAGTTACTACAAGTAATGGTAGACATTCTGGGAACAGAGTATACTACCAAAGATTTGTCGTATATTAAATTGGGACCGAAGTGTGGAGTCGGAGGACCAGGTAGGGTTCTCCACAAACATCAATGGGAAGAAGATTCATATTGACTTTATACATATATCAGTGTATAATTGAATTGAAGGTATTAAAAAATTATGGCAAAAGGATTTACTGTAAAAGCAAATGCTCCCAAGGCTAAGTCTAAAAAAGAAGATTGGGATATTGATGCTATTAAGGAAAGAATGAAAGGTAAGGCAATTGTATTTTGCTTACCTGGACGTGGAGTATCTTACACGTACTTAAAGAACTTTGTCCAACTGTGCTTTGATATGGTACAGAATCAGATGAGTATACAGATCTCTCAGGATTACTCATCAATGGTAAACTTTGCAAGATGTAAGTGTCTTGGAGCAAATGTATTAAGGGGTCCAGATCAAATACCGTGGGATGGAAAATTAAACTACGATTATCAACTATGGATTGACTCGGATATTGTCTTTGATACTAACAAGTTCTGGCAGTTATGTGATCTTGCAGTTCCCGCAGAAGGTGATGAGAGGGATATTACAGCAGGTTGGTATGCTACTGAAGACGGCAAAACAACATCTGTCGCACACTGGTTAGAAGAAGATGATTTCCGTAAGAATGGTGGTGTTATGAACCATGAGACTGTGGAATCGATCAGTAAGCGTAAGAAGCCATTCACTGTAGATTACACAGGTTTTGGATGGGTTATGATTAAGAAGGGCGTCTTTGAAAAACTTCCATATCCTTGGTTTGCTCCTAAGATGCAAGTATTTGAATCCGGTGCAGTTCAGGATATGTGTGGAGAAGACGTATCATTCTGTTTAGATGCCATAGAGGAAGGGTATGATATCTGGTGTGACCCTCGTATTCGTGTAGGGCACGAAAAATCTCGCATTATATAACATGGGAGTTTTTAATAGCAAGCATCCAGATTTTTCTATGAAAACTGATGAACAACTCTGGTATGAAATATCAGAAAACCTCACCGAACTCTCTCGTAGAGACAAGGTTAACTATAGCGTCCGTGCCTCGAAGGAGTCCATAATAGAAAAATTAAAGACATTAGGTCTTACTTCGGAAGTATCGATCAAAACAAAGGAGAAGAATTAAATGGCAAAAGCAGTTGCATGGAAAGTTGATGGTTACATAGAACCAAAGCCGAAAAAGACTCGTCAGGGAACAGGAAAACACTCAAAATATGCCGCGAGTTCTCGAAATTCCTCTCGTAAAAAATACCGAGGACAAGGAAAATAACATTTAGACGCCCTTTTACCTTCAAGGGCGTTTTTTTATTCGTATAGATAGATTCAGAGACGATAATTTTGGAAAAAAATGGAAAATTTAGAGAAAAAAATGCTTCGTGAGATTTCAAATGATCCAATGACACCGAAAAAATACGATTTTAGAGTTTCTAACGACCTTTTTGAGAAAAAAACCGATAATTTTAACCAAGATATTGACCTAGACCTCGATTATGACCCTGAATCTGTCCCTTTAGCTGAATATTAAGAAAATTTAGTTAAAAATCCCTAATAAATAATATATAATTGTAATATTAATCATTTTCGATGCCTATAGAAAGGATCAGTAAAGGGTTTAAGGATATTAGTATGAGTTTTCAGGCAAATCCTTTGTCTAAAGACCTCATTGCACTCAAAAATGCGAATGCAATTGCCCGTTCTGTTAAAAATATCGTATTTACTCTTCCTGGAGAAAAATTTTTCAATGAAGAATTCGGTTCTAGAATAACTGCAAGCCTTTTTGAAAATATAAATGACGTAACCGCATCAATTATCGTTGATGAAATTACGCAATCGATAAACACATACGAACCTAGAGTTGATTTAACTGAAGTAAAGGCATTTCCCAACTTTGATAATAATCAATTTGACGTAATGATTGTATATGAGATTATAGGAGCAGATGTTCCACCCCAACAGTTAGAATTCGTTTTAGAATCAAATAGGTAAAATGGCATTAGTTAATTTTGCAAATCTGGATTTTGCCCAGATAAAAACAACTCTTACAGATTATTTGCAAACAAATGCAAATTTTACTGATTATGATTTTGAGGGGTCCAACCTTTCAACTGTTTTAGACGTATTGGCGTATAATACCTACATTACTTCATATAATGCTAACATGGCAACTAATGAAGTATTCATCGATAGTGCAACTTTAAGAGAAAATATAGTATCATTAGCAAGAAATATTGGATATTTACCACGTTCTAGGAAAGCAGCACGTTCTGCAATCAGTTTTTTCGTCGATACTACTAATATTATACCTTCTCCATCAACAGTAACCCTTAAAAAAGGTGCTGTAGCGACTAGTGCGGGGTCTTTTGGTAATCAATCCTATGTTTTTTCGATTTTAGAGGATATTACTGCTCCAGTTTACAATAATACTGCTCAATTTGACAATGTTTTGGTTTATGAGGGCACTCTTTTAAGTACTAACTTCACATATAGCACTAGAAACCCAAATCAGAAGTTTATTTTACCAAATATTGGTATTGATACTGATTTAATTGCGGTAAATGTCAAAAGTAATGAGATGTCTACCAGAAAAACCAAATATTCCACTCAAACTAGCCTTTTTGATATTAATAGAGAGTCAAAAGCGTATTATTTACAAGAAGTTGAAGATGAAAGATATCAATTATTCTTTGGAGACGGTATTTTTGGAAAAGCATTAGAAGAAGGTAACTATATTACTGCTGATTACATCGCTTCTAACGGTGATACTGGTAATGGGGTCGGTCAGATGACTTTTGCAGGAACTCTTACTTATGATAGAAATGGAGTTCTTTATAATATAACATCTGGCATTTCTTTGATGACTACCAACGAATTTTCGACTGGTGGTGAAAATATTGAGGGTGTAGAGTCGATTAGGAAGTTTGCTCCACGAATATATGCCTCACAAAACAGAGCAGTATCTGCTCAGGACTATGAATCCCTAATTCCAGCAAGAATTTACCCAGAAACAGAGTCAATTTCAGTTTTTGGTGGAGAAGAGTTGGTTCCACCTCAATATGGAAAGGTTTTTATTAGTATTAAGCCAAGAACAGGAGATTTTCTTCCAAATATCATCAAAGAGAACATTAAGATGAAATTGAAGAAATATGCTGTTGCTGGAATCGTTCCTGAAATTCTAGATCTTAAATATCTCTATATTGAAGTATTTTCTAAGATATATTACAATTCAAACCTTGCTCAAACTGGAACAGAGGTTTCATCTTTAGTTCAAAACGCTGCTAATAAGTATGCCGAATCAACTGAGTTAAATAGATATGGCGCTAGATTTAAATACAGTAAGTTTTTAAATATTGTTGACCAAAGTCAAGAAGGTATCACTTCTAATATCACTACAGTTCAAATGAGAAGGGATTTGCGAGTTATATTAAATAAAGTTACTGAATACTCTATTGGATTTGGTAATGCTTTCCATATTAAGAATATGTCTGGATTTAACGTTAAATCTAGTCAATTTATGGTGGATGGATTTGCTGATCCTGTTTATATTTCTGATATTCCTAATTCTTCTGGAGCAACGGGATCTCTTTTCTTATTTACACTTCCAAATGTAAATTCATTAAGTCCTAGAATTGTTAAAAGAAATGTTGGTAAAATTAACTACTTAACTGGGGTTATAACAATACATCCTACTATTGTAAGATCTGCTAAAATTAGAGACGGACAATCAATCATAGAATTGTCAATATGTCCCAAATCAAATGATGTAATCGGACTACAGGATTTGTATTTACAACTAGATATTGGTAATAGTACTTTTGAAACAGTTGTTGACGAAATTTCATCTGGATTGGATCCAGCGGGTGGAAGTTACACTGTAAGCTCAAGTTATCAAAATGGAGCATTAGTAAGAGCATAAAATGGCAGAAAAAAGAGTCCAATTTCAAAACGTTGTTGAAAATCAACTTCCAACGTATGTTCAAACAGAATTTCCATTAGTTTCGGAATTTCTTAAGAGTTATTACATCTCTCAAGAATTTCAAGGTGCTCCTGCTGATTTAATACAGAATATTGATCAATATGTAAAAATTGATAATTTAACAGGTTTAACTGAGCATGTTGGATTAGGATCTGATGTTATATTTTCTGATACAACCATACCTGTTGATTTATCCAATTATCCATCAGGAACAGCAGGATTTCCGGAGACTTACGGTCTTTTAAAGATTGATGATGAGATAATTACGTATACTGGACTTACTACAGCAGGTTTTACTGGATGTGTTAGAGGATTTAGTGGTATTACCTCATATAGAGCTGCAGATCATCCAGATCAGTTAGTTTTTAACTCTACTATAGCTGCTGATCATGAAAGAGGGTCAACAATAACCAATTTAAGCAATATTTTCCTTAAAGATTTCCTATTAAAGACAAAACATCAACTTTTACCTGGTTTTGAGGATAGAAAACTACATAAAGATTTAAATAAGAATCTTTTTATCAAACAATCGAAAGATTTTTATAGAAGTAAAGGAACTGATCTTTCTTTTCAGATTTTATTTAAAGCATTATATAACGAAGATGTAAAAGTTATAAAACCTAGAGATTTTCTCTTTACACCATCAAATGCTCATTATATCATTACTAATGACTTTGTTGTAGAAGGTGTAGAAGGAGATCCGATGGATTTAGAGAATTCCACTCTATTTCAAGATCCTTATGGTGATCCTTCATTTATTGAAAAGGCATATGCTCCAATTACAAATGTAGAACAAATAAATGTAGGACTTGCGAAGACTTTTTATAAACTTAGTTTAGATGCTGGATATAATAGAGATTCTAGGGTAGAAGGTGCAACTTATGGTACTTTTGTTGTTCATCCTAAAACTAGATTAATTGGTCAAGTATCTGCAGGAACTACTACATTTGATGTTGATTCTACAGTTGGTTTTCCAAATTCTGGTGAATTGTCTGTAAGGTATAATGATAAAAAGCTTGGAATAGTTTCTTATACTTCAAAAACCCTAAATCAGTTCTTTGGAGTGAATGATGTTATTGGTATAATTAACGATGCAGAAGATGTTGGAATTAATACGTATTGTTATGGTGCATCAAATACTGGTGATGGTAGTATTATTAAAGTAAGAGTAAGTTCGGTATTAGAAAGTCTTAATTATGGAAA